TACCCACATTTATTGTATCTATTGCTAAGTTAGCGTCTGCTGTAAGTGCTGAACTACCTGTTAGTGTACCGTGTACGTGATCTAACATAGCAGTAAAATACTCACCTCCAATTACTGATACATTATTTGCGTCACCATTACTATCAACGCCACCTTCTCCTATAAAAATTCTATCTCCAAGATTACCTTGGGTACCTGTTCCGTATGTATATGCTAATTCACCTAATTTAAGTGATCCTGGTGCTGAAGTTGCTGAACTTCTTTTAATCTGTATTACTGTTGCCATATTTACTCTCTAAAATGTTCCGCCGTTAAATGTTAAAGTTCCAGTAGTAGTAACAATTTCGTTTCTACTTACGAACTTACCATCACTGGCTCTGTATTGCAATAATGCACCATCATCTAAAGAAGTAACATCAACATCACCTAATAATTTTAATGAAAGAGAACTGTTTTGAAGTGAAGTACCTGAAGGCAGGGTTACTGAAACTTTTTTGGGTCCGCTTCCAGTAGAAGCATTAATCTTTGCTGTAATACTTGCCATAAACCTCTCTCTTTGTTATATTTATAATACTTTTATTATGTAGTTACATTGGGTCTTACAGTAATTAAACCCTCAATTACTCTAGTTACTGTACCAGTAGAGGTTTGTGTAATCTCTACATCATAGACATATCTTTCAGCGTCTAAAGCTGCCGTTTGAGTTGCCGTCATTTCTAAAGCAACTACTCCCGAAGCAGCGTCTGTGGCAATTACTGAAGTCAAGTTTGTTCTTGTTCTTGTTGACGCATAACCTTTTGCCATTTTGGCTTGTGTCGTATAACCAGTTAGGTCAAATGCGTTGCCGTTTGCGTCTTTTACAGTTACATCTGAACTGAAATTAGCACCTTGATCTATTATTAAATTAGCTATTGCTGCCATTGTCTTCTATGTCTTTTATTGGTTGAACTTTCTCTTTTTCCATTAATTCCAGAATTTTCTTATTATAGTATTCTGTCAAAACTTGAATTTTTTCCAACTCAACATTGTGTCTTACTTTTGACGCCTCAATCTCTTGTCTAGCTACGATTTTATTTCGTAATTCTATGCTAAAAGATGTTTCGTCATATGTCTTTCCGTCTATTGCTAAAGCCATTATATACTCCTTTGTTATAATATATAGGTATATTTATAAGTGATTTTTAATGTGTTGAACATCATCTTTGAAAGTAATTTGAAGACTATATCGCCATTCTGGTGTCTGATTAAAACATCTATGAAACACAGAAGCGTCTGTGATTATTGATCTTTTATCGTATATATGTTTTTCCGTAATTGTCTTTTTATCTTCTTTGTAATACTCTAGTCTTGTTTCTTCTTTGTAATTACGAGGACTTAATAAAGTCATCAATACGGTTCTTCTATACTCTTTTGGTTTTGTGTAAGTGTCTATATGTATGTGCATATCTTCCCAAGGTGGCAATCGCATTACAAAAATTGCGTCAGGTTCTTTAATTCTTTCAGTTACAATTTTCTTTGCTTTTAAAATAGGATCATCTACTATAAGTCTACCTGAATAATCAGTTATAAATTCATAAGGTTGATTTTTACCAGAATTGTGAGATGTATGATTTAACCATTCACCTCTCTTTGCACTTTCTAACATTTGATCTTTATGTTCGTCTGTAAATTCTATATCTGTAGGAATAATATACATTAAGATATTGCTATTCTGTGTAGCACTCTTTCTTTCATATTTTCAAATGGCCATCTTTTATGAATTGTTAACGATTGTTCACTAATTACAACATCACCATCTTCCCAATGATGATCGTATCTATACTTATCTTGTAAGATATGATTTTTTAAATATTCAAATAAGTCTTTTGGTATACCTTCCATTATCTGATTAAATGGAAAGAATAATCCCTTGTGTCCGTATTCGTTAGTATAAACTAAACTTTGAACACAATCTTTATTGTGATGTTCGTTAAAAGTAGACTCATTTGAATATTTGCCTTTACTATAACCACAAGTAAATTTTACATTAGCACATTCTTCTTTTTTACTTTGAGGTAGGTCCTCATATGATTTCTTATTATTAATCCAACTAGTTACACTTCCTTTACTACCTTTTTTAGCATATAACCATATAATAGGTTGTCTTTGAAGATTACTAGGTTTATTAACGTGCCAATCTAAAACTTCTTTATGTCCAAATAATGCACCCTCGGTAACATTTAAAATTCCTGGCAACTCTCCTTTAAATTGTTTATGTAATTTTAATTCTCTTTCAGTTTCAGGCATTGTTACTTTACCAATTGATTTTGCTAATTTTAATTCTTCTTCAGCAGTAACTTGTCCTATTTTACGAACACAAACTAACTCTTTAAAGACCTTTTCTTTTGTTATATCAAAACTCATTATGATACCACTTTATATAATAATTTTGTTATACAGTCCCAAGTTTTAGGTAAATTAAAAACAACCATATCACAATTATGTTTCCACGCTGATAGTCTATGTAGTTTTGCTGTGTTAACATAATATAAACTATTAGGTTCAAATCTTCTAATTCTACCATCAAGTTCCCATTCTAATTTATGAGAAGCGTCACCTATAAATGCAATTAATCTGATTGTATCTCTATGTAAAAGCCAATGATCTCTATGATATGGATAATGTCCACCTGCATTTAATTTAATTAAGAAACATCTTCCCCAATCACCAAAATAATCAAAAATTTCTTTACAACAAGTTAATTTATCTTTTGCTTCTGTAGGAAATTTAAATTCAGATTCATTAGGAATATAACCTAACTTAGCATAAATTTGAGATAGACCAGTTGGTTCTGTAGGTTTATCGCCTTTTAGTCCATATAAAAGAATACTCTCTCTATCATTAAGAATTCCTTTTTTAGGTTGAAAAGGTCTATACCAATGTTCCATATTCTTTTCATCTTCTACAAATTTATTATAATCAATATCAAATTTTAATTTTTCCCAATCTCCAATCATAGATAATTGTAATTCACATTTAAGACTTTCTTCAGAAACTTCTAAATCGCATTTTGATTTAAATTTATCAAAAGAATATTTTAAACCTTTTTCATCAGCAAAATATAAATCTCTATCATCATTTTTCATTTTTAAATCCTTCTAATTTCCACAAATGTCTTTTACCATATTTAGTTGATTCTCTTGTATGATTAGTTACCATATTATTAGCAAGAAGAAGGTCTCCTTTTTCCCAAGTATGATAGTATATTCTTTCGGGTTGATATATTAAACTTTCTATTTGTTTTTTTTCTTCAATAGGTAATTCAGTATATGCTTCACAGTAAAATACATACTCACCTCTTTTATCTTTTTGTATTAAGTCGTGTTCTACATTTCTATGTTGTCTTCTAAACCATCTTCTTTCTGCTTCTGATTTAAACCTATAACCGTATTTTTGACTACTTGTAAATCTATCCATATCTACTGATACTTTTTTATTTGGTATAGGACATTTTATTCTAGTGTCAACATACATTGTACGACCTACATTACTTTCAATTTCTAAAGCATATAAGGCAGTTAAATTTACAGGCGTTGAAGTATAACCTTTATCTATGTGCCACTCTAAATCAGTATTGCCATATAACTCGTGGCTATTTTCTGTCATTAAAATATCTACAAATATTTTATCCATAGGAAATTGTGGAGAAATATCGTAATATTGTGTTATGTAATTTAAAATTTTAAGTTGAGATGGAGGTGTATTTTTAATGACAATTAAATCTGTATCATTATCTAATAAAGGTTTTAAATCTTTATTTTTCCAATCTTGTATTGTATATTTCATCATTTATTTCAACCTTTATTTTTTTATCCAAACTCATATATCTAAAACGCTCATCATCTGGACCTGTTCTATATTGTTTTGGTATATCTCTATTAAATAACTCACCGTGTAATCTTCTATCCATATTTTTATTTTCATAACCAATACCTACTATTACTCTAGGATCATCTTTTGTAATTGCCTTTAATTCTGGAATAACA